AGCTTTCTACTATAGATAACCCAAGACATTTGTTCTGGACTATTAAGATTAATAGGTGTGTCACCCATGAGTTCTCTAACTTGTTTAGATAACCTCTGTTCAATATCAGACTTCTCTTGTTCAAACTGAACTTGTACTTCTTTTAAAACATCTTTATCTACTTTGAATCCATTCTTATATATTCTAGCTAGAGTAACACAAACTCTGTTGGTTAGAATTACGGACTCTAATAAACTTGCATACTCTTCTGTATTTAATTTTTTATACAACTCATTAGATAGTTGTTGTGTTGCTTTTAAATCTGCTAACAAGTATTCTTTTAATTCATCTCTTGGTATAGCATCAACTCCAACACCTTGAGCAAAGTAATGTTTAAGTGTATCTTTCTTCTGTGTTTCTAGTTGATAGCGTTCTGCACAAGCCTCAAGAGATAGAGGTTGTTTGATACCTCTTTGGATTATATACTCTGCCAACATTGTATCAAACACTGCACCATCATATTTGTATCCACATTCCCACAACCACATCAAATCATAAGCTATGTTATGTCCTATTAAAACAGTTGCTCTGTCTAATAAGTCTTGTAAATACAATCCTTCAGAGACATCCATGTTAAACAAATGCTCTTGCCCATTATCTTCAAGACAACCTACCATGATTAATTTATTAGTAGGTTCAAATGGGTCAAGGTGCATCTTGCCATCTCTTTTGGTTACTGTATTTTCTACATCTAAAGTTAACTTCATGCAGTATACCTCGCAGTTAAATAATCTAATTGACAAGTCACAATGCCATGCCATCCTGATAGTTTATTCTTGACAACATTAAGATGTCTCTCAGGACTTTCTTCATCTTGTCCTTCAATAGGGGGACTCTTAGCTATCAGTATCATGAGGTCTGCCTCTGCTGCTTTGCCTGTCCTACTGCCTTCCATCATAGCTTGGTTTAACACGACCTTGTTCTCTGCATCTGCAGATAACTGAGACATATAAAACATGGCACAACCATGTGCTTTAGCTATCTGTCTAGCATGAATTGCATTAGCCTTCAATGCTTCATCTGCTCTTGCAAATCCTTGTGTTCTTGCAAACTTATCTCCCATATCTAATACCACAACATCAGGCTTATATGATTTGCATACACTCTCCACCCAAGCCATGTCTCTGTTAGATGCATCTTTTATTTCTATGTGTTTCTTGACAGGTTCATATAATTCTCCTGCTCGTGATGGATTCTCTTTTATCTGATGCATGGACATACCTGTCGCTGCAGTTAGATATCTAGCACCAACTCTGTGTGCAGATTCCTCGTTACACAACACAATACACTTAGCACCTTGATGTGCAAAGCCTTGAGGACTAGCAATCAATGAGGCATGGAATGATGTCTTACCTGTGTTAGGTCTAGCACCCACCTCAACAAGATGACCTGCATTCACCCCTTGTAATACACGACCTAAACTTGGTATGGAAAAATGCCATCTAGCTTCAAGGTCATTCTTACTAAGCAATGCCTCAATGCTTATGTCTTCCCACTCAATGTTAAGATTAGGTGTGAAATCATCTCCATACTGCTCCAGTATATTACGGAGAGGTTCTAGTGAGGACTTAGAACCATTGACATAATCAAAACCAAGATTAGCAATGTCCTCACCCACCACTTGTTGAAACAGTTTTGAAAGAACTTCTTGAGCAATATCTTCTCCCATTGGACTCTCACGTTTTATACTACCAAACAAAGAAGAGTAAGCACTCTTTTGTGATGTAGTCATAGAGGGGTTATTCGACATGAACAAAGCCTCTATCTCATCAGGTGTGACTGTCCGTTCATACCTGTCCATAGCACTATCTATGGCTTGTTTTATTTTTCTAACATCTTTACTAAATAATCTGTCAGGACATTTTGCACCTCTATGTTCATCATAGAACTTTTTGTCCATCAAACTTCTTATTAATGATAACTCCATATTCTACTCCTTCGGGGTTAGGATGTTTAAATTAATTAAGTCAGTAGCATTTCTATATTTAATATCATCTACTAATCTTAACACTTTTACATTAGGCACATAACCTCTCAACTCTTTTGCGAATTGAAATGTCTTCTTTAGTGCGTCAGGGTCTAATGCTATTATTGTCGTTGAGAACTGAGCCAACCACTTCTTATGTGCCTCAGAGAGAGATGTTCCAAGCACAGCTACCCCGACAATATGTGTGCTTCCAACGACTGCTGCACTTACGCAGTCCTCAACGACAACTGCAGTTGTACCACAACCTTTAAAATAAGGCAACCCATTATTTCCATATTTTTTCCATTTAGGTAATCTTTTACCTAATGCACGACCTATGGCATTGATTGTCTTGCCTTTATTTGTAATTGGAAACACCACCCTATCTTCTTTTACATCATAAAAAAGATTAAGTTCGTCAGGGTTTAGTTGCCATGTGTCACACCACGATAGAACATTCTTTCTGCTGTCGTGGGGGACTATGTGTTCAGGCATTGTGAAATCATTCTCACTATCTGCCTGTTCCTTTTGCAGTACACCTTTGATGTCTTCTACAGATAATTTAATTCTTGTACTACCCGAGATGACACAAGATACCTTGTAACAGTTCCACAATAAACTGCCCATATTATTTGTAACAGTAAATGTTTTATAACCTTTACACATAGGGCAATCTAATCTTTTTGATTCTCCTACACTTAAATGTAAATCATTTATATATCTATGTATATTCATATATATGTATATATAATAGTTATTCTGTTCGGCACTTGTTATGTGCTTTTAACATGACTTTTTCTTTTTGTCAATGCACTTTCTGCACTAACGTAAGTATTTTTCATATAAGGTGCTACACTACTAGGATTTACGTGACCTGTAACAGACATTATTTGTCCCATAGGAACACCTGCTTCTACCATCTCTGTAGTACCTGTTCTTCTTAAATCTGCTATTCTAAGCTCGTTAGGTAACCCACAATCGGTGATAGCCTGTCTTGCTATCTTGGACAGTCCAACCAAAGTATATGGCTTGTATGAGCCTCTAATCGCCTTTGGCATGGGTGCAACATATTCTTGGAATCCATAATCTTGTTTCTGTTGTTTAAGCATTTCAAATAAATCCTTGCTAATTGGTAAGTGTACAACTGCTCTACGTTTTGATTGTTCAAGATTAAGAATGCCTTTATCAAAATCTATATTTGAAAACTTTAGCATTCTCATATCTCCAACTCTCTGACACCACTCGTATGCCATCTGAACAATTAAACCAAGATTGCGATATTTAAACTTAGTATATACTATGTCTAAAAATTGTTTTATCTGTTCAGGTGTCCACACAACTTTCCTAGCTTTAGGTGCTCTGCCTCTAAATGTAGTATATGGATTGCTCTCCATATGTCCCATCTCCATTGCATAAGAGAATAGTTTTCGTGAAACAGAACGTGTATAAGTAGCCATAGAAATGCCACGATTTAACCATACTTCATACGACTTTCTAGCTTTTGAGCCTGTCATATTTTTCAAATAAATTCTTGACATTTCTTTACTATCTACTTTTGTCTCAAGCATGACGTTCAAGAAGTATTGATAATCTAGTTTAGATTTGTCTGATAACATATTGAAATCACTAGATAATAAATATTCATCAACTAATCCTTGAACGGTGGGATTTTTCTGGACACTAACTTTTTCAGATTCTTGTTGCAAAAATGCATCAATCAATTTATTAAATTCATTGGCTTTCTTTTTTGCACTTGACAAATCAGAACCTAAGTTAGTACGTGTAACAATCCCTGCATCAATATATCTAGCAGATGGATTATACCTGTAAAAAACCACACCGTTTCCATACTTTTGCTCCTGTAAATATCTAGGAAATTTTTTCATTAGGCAGTCAACAGTTGTTTGAACTGAGGTGAAGCAATCCATTTAGCAACTTCCTGCTCTCTTCTCCACATGGTCTCAGGTCTAGTATCAAAACCTGTGTTACGTATATTGAAACCATTTCTATCGTCTGCCCAAGATGCATAGTTAGTGAATGCAGAGTATAAAGCAAAAACATTTTTACCTCTCTTGCGTATCTCTTCACAAGCTAATTCGTACATTTTCTTAGCCATAGTTTCAGACTTTATTATACTAGCCATGAAAGTTTTACCATCTACATTGAGAGGTATGTTTGCCCACTCTTGCATAAGTTTAGCACGTTTATCAAAGTTACTTTTTGCTTGACGAACTTCATCAAGTAAAACTTCTCTGACTAAACCACTCGTATTTTTTCTTCTGATAGAATCATACTCTCCACCTATCTGTCCATTGGTACAGAACATATCAATAGCACCAAAGTAAACTTGATTAGAACATGAACCATCAATGCCATGTAAGGCGATGATTCTCTCACTAATCGTAGTCTGATGTTTACTCGTTGTTATTGTATGTTGTACGTTAGGCAACGTAATATCTATCAAGGCAAACGCTGCATTACGTGCAGTTGATATCTTAACCTTTGCATCGGCAAGATGATGAGGTAATCTGTTCTCTTCTATAACATCTTTGATACCGTTAAAGTAATCAATATGATTGATAGATTTGAACTTATCACCTACGATACCTAGATATTCTCCTGTTACAGAGTTACGTACATAACGTTTCCCTGCAAACTTGGTATCTTCGTATTTAACTTTGAAGTCTAAATCAGTTCCCTCTAAGTTAAAAAGTTCTGTTATTTGTGAATCTAATGGCATAGTTAAGCTCCTTTCATCCATTTAGGTTTCGTTGTATAGTTGTATCTTGCAAACCTAGATTTGTCAAGAATGTAAAATTTCCTGTATGCTTGTATAGGAAAAAATTCGTCTGTCTTTAATTCATCGTGTCCACTAAAACATTGTGGGTGTGCAGTCATCTTACCATCAGGTAAATACATTCTACCATCCCACAAGGATGCGAAATGTTTGGTTGCACCATGATACTTGTTATACCTTGCAGTATATTCTTTTAACATACAACCTAACAAACAGAATGCAAAAGTAAAGTTACTCTTGTTCTCCATTGCCCATAAAGTGCAAGGATGTTTCTGATGTACAGGCTTGTATAAATCTTTCTCTTCTGCATAGCTAGGTGCATGATGCCATAGCACAGTACACAACATCTGTGTTTCTTCTAGTGGCATCTTAACTATGTGTTGGTCACATAGAGATGATGCAATCTTGCTTGGTGTATCTTCTATAATAAATCTATTCATTATTACCTCTTTCTCATTTCAATTATAATCCATGCAATTAACATAGGAATAAACATTATAATATATACTATCCAAGCAAGTATTGAATATGTGTTATACTTTATTGAATAGTCTTCCCAAGATAGCAATATACTATCGTCTTCTTTTTGTTGTTGTTGTTTTGTTTTATTCATTTTAACTCCACCATTGCAGGAAATTCTTCTGTAACATATTCTTCTCCTTCTTCTCCATCTGCGTAGTTTTGCATAGCCTCTTCTTCATTTT